CGTTACCGGATGCTAGGCAATGGCTGGACTGTGCCGGTCATTGCGTACCTATTCGAAAACCTAGCTACAGCAAAACGCGCTGTCGCATAGCTGATACAGAAAGGAATAAAATTATGCTATCACTCAACGAAATTTCCGTAATCATTGCGGCATCACGCGACCGCGTACAGGACGAGATACCCGCGCCAGTCTATATCAGCCAGCGGTCAGATATCCGGTGCGCTGACGAAGCCCAAGATCACATCGACTGTTTCTATCTGGGTGCAGACGATCAGGTATGCGGTGATCCAATACCGCTCGATTTCAACTAGGCGAAACTGCCCGCTCCGGCGGGCGGTCGTGCATGGGTTGTTCCATGTGCCTGACGATGCCAGCTATTGTATCGAAGAGGAAACAAACAGAATGACAAAATGTATTTTGACAGGGAAAACTTATCCCGACCACAAGCCGCAACAGCACCGCTCTGTAAATGCCGCCCGTAAGAATATGGAATACGGGCTGATGAGATTGGAATGGCTGAACGCCGAACAGATGGACTTAGCGCATAGACTGTATCAAGCCATCCAGCATCTGCATCAGAACAGGGCGGATGAATTCAAACAAAAACTGCATGAGATAAACACCCTGACATTCAAGGGAATGCAGGACAAGTATGCCACTGAGTCAGAGCGCATCGAGAATGCCTCAGAACGCGCTGACCTGTTCATGCAGGGCATCTTCTATGCAGAAGTTATGCAAGACGGTGAGCCTGTCTATGTGCATGAAGAGAACGGCGACATTCGCTATTCAGATTGGGCGCAAGACATCTTCAATGACCAGTACGACTATCACATGGGCGAAAGTTACTTCGAGCCTGACGATGTGTGCCGCAATGGTAAGCCAATCGCTGACTGTGAGTGCTGTTAGCACCGCGCAGCCGAACTGAAAAATGCTGCAAATAGGGGATGCTTATGCCCATATATCGACCACCATAAATCAGGAGTAATACCATGACCATATCTTTAATGGTTCGCTTTGCGCGACCGGCTGACATATCACCGGATGCGCTGGGTGAATGTGACAAGTGCGACCGCGTTGTCGGTATCGACTATGCGCTGGACATCGACCTATCCGAACAGCAATTGTGCATCGGTGACGAAATTCCAGCGGGCGTATGTCCGCACTGTGAAGGCGGACTAATATATGCCTATGAAGCAGACGAACAGGAGTAAGAATGCTTAATCCGCAGAAGATTTTTGCAATAACAGAACACCGATTGCCGCCAGCGACTGCAAGCAGCCGTGGCTGGGGCAGAACAGACCGCGAGTTATTTGCTTGGTGCAGATACTTTGCTGATGAATATGATTGGATTGGATGGGAAGCTAGGGCCAGGTTCTGGCGGAACAAACAGACCCAATACCAGGCTACATATGAACGAATGGAAGCACTTGGTATCCGTGGTCACACCTCAGATCCGATGGTCGAGAACGAATTGGATGACCGCGGCCTTGAAGAACAGGTACAGCAATGCTATATGTACCAGTACAAGCAGAACGTAAGACAGGAGAATGCATGAAGAAATTATATGACCAACGCTGCCCACGCGACTGGCCTGTGGATAATCTGACAGGCTACTTCGTGGCACTCCAAGCCATTCTATTCTTAGTCATTGGGTTGCTCTAGCAATTAGAGCATCCTTATGCCTAAAGCCTACCCTAAGTTCCTAAAGACTAACTTAAAGTACCTTTAGTTCCTTAGAGTATCATCATATAGAATAACATATAGAAACTTTAAGACTAACGTATGACAACAGAAAGTAACACTATGACATATAACGCATATGATGCGTCTTCCAGAGAGGCGCGATTACTTCGAGCCGATGCTGGCGATTACATCAAGCGTCTTAGGATTGGAGCTGAACTAACACAAAGAAAACTATCAGACATCCTTGGACTTGAGTACTACACTTTTGTCTCGCAGCTTGAGTGTGGTCAAGGAAGACTACCACCAAAACTCTGGGTGGCTACCGCCAAAGCCCTTGGACAAGACCCAAAGGAATTCAGCCTAAAGATGCTGAGTTTCTATGACCCATACGCACATAAAGCAATAACAAATGGAGACTAATGTATGAGCCGAAGTGTATTAGATAATTATGTAGACAACGTAGTTGATCTGGATGAATGGCGAACACGTTTCAGAAACTTCACTAAAGAAGAGATGAAAGTTATAACTGATGTGTGTAAATCATTCGGTAATCTTTATCGCCCTTGCTGGTATGTCTTTGGTACTACCGAATATGGTGATGGCTGGTGTGTCATTTATGACAACCATGACTACGCTGGTGACCCAGTGGCACAGATATTTATCGATGAAGGACTTATCCATCACACTGGAAAGTTTGGTACTGCTAAACCACACCTGAGAATACAAAACGTATTACTTCAGACACTACCTGAAACAGTTGTCGAAGAGTATCACAAGGTGGCATCCAATGGATAACATCTACAGTAGACCTAACAGTCCGTACTGGTGGTACAAAGTGCCAGTACTGGATGATGATGGACACGTCATTCGCTATGAGCGTGGCTCAACGAAACGTAAAGACAAGCGTGAGGCACGTCTGGTTGCTCAAGCGATATCCAAGAAGATTACTGACCGTGATCAACTTGGTGTTCGCGAGAGTGGCTCGATTGCTGAAGCTGGTCAGATGTACACTGATGAACTCATTGCAACAGGTAAGCCATCAGCCAAGGACGCTCGTACTTTTATGTCCAAGCTGTACAGTAAACCTGACAGCAGCGAACCCATCAGTCGGCTGAATAAACACTGGCTATCCAAGCTGAAGAACCAGCGGGTACGCGAGGGTCTATCACCGCGATACATCAACAACGAACTGACGTTCTGGGTGTCTGTCTTTATGAAAGCCCGTGATGAATACAACATGGCGGTCGATCTGTCGGCAAACTTTAAGAACATCAAGATGTCTACTCAGGATAAGACAAGGTATCTCATGACCGGTGAAGAGGAACGGCTGTTAGCCGAACTGCATCCGGAACGTGACATCAAGGGTCAGCCAGGATTTGGCAACCGGCATCCTGAGACACAACAGAAACTACAGGATCAGTACGACCTAGCTATCGTGCTAATCGATACCGGTGTCCGCTACTCCGAAGCCGCTGGCATCCAGTGGTCAAGCGTAGACACCACCGGCTGGACGACAATCAATGTTTACCGCTCGAAGGTAGGCAATGAGGGTCAGCTAGTCATGACGGATCGTTTGAAAGACATAATGCAACGCCGTTTTAGAGTTAGCGGCAACAGTCACTATGTCTTTTACTCCCCAAGCGATCCGTCAAAACCACGCGGGTACTCAACGAAGGGTATCCGCAAAGCAATCGACCGTGCCGGTCTGAATTCTGAGGTTCTTATCAGTCGGCACGGTCGGTTCACCGTACACTGCTTTCGCCATACTTTCGCCTCGCGTCTGGTGCAAGCAGGGATGTCACTCTACGCAGTCAGCCGGCTGCTTGGACACAGTGATACCCAAATGACACAACGCTATGCACACCTGTCGCCTAGCCAAGTGGCAAACGAGGCGGCAACCATACTTAACAATCTAAGGAACTAACTGTATGACATACGATCAATTCATGAATAAAATTTTTTGGATGTGCGTTGATGCACTTAACGAATGGGCTAGTCTAATGGGCTGGACATACGAAGAGTTGAACATCTGGATCTTCATTGTGGCGCATCCGCTACTCACACTATTCCTATTCTTCATGGTGTGGTGGCAGAAGTCGGCACACTACCGGCACATCCAGCAAATGCATAACAAGTATTTACTGTACACCGGTGCATATTTATCTAGGAAAGATAAGTAGTTAAGTTGGTTGCGGGGGTTGGATTTGAACCAACGACCTTCAGGTTATGAGTCTGTCAATCCCCGACTAACCTATTGAACCCATTAGTTTTTTCACTGCTATATCAATGAACTACAGTGAACCTAAGTTAATAATACAGCAAACACAAAGGGTTAACATGAGTAAACAATTCGGCACATTACTAGCACACACGCTCGATCCGGCGGCAGAAGAAGAACAGCGCAGGGTTGAACTAGCTGGCGTTGAAGAGGGCGTTCAGAAATTCCGTAAGCTACTTGCGGAAGGACGTATCTCAGACGCTGGGGCTGGGCGTAAGATATTCACGGAAACAATGCAGATGATTATCCCTGCTATCCGTGATGCACAAGAACAAGCTATCGAAGGGATTGCCAACAGCGGGCCAGGGGTACGCCCCGTTTGGTGGTGGTACATCAGCTTCGTGTCACCAGAGAAGATCGCATACATCGCACTGCGCTCAGTGTTGGCTATCCGTCTAGCGAAAGCCAGCCTTGGTCGCCCAGCGCGTAACGTCTGTCTCGATATTGGTCTGGCTATGAAACAACAGGTCGAGTTCGAGACGTGGTTAAGGAATTCTAAAGATGAAGCACAACAGTCGGGCGGCATTGATGTCGCGGCTCGTCTCGTCAGGACGGCGAAGAACTTCAACCAGCGTCAGTGGGGCAACTGGTCACGGCGCATCAAGTCAATCGAAACTCTCGATTGGCGAAGAGATGTCCGGATGCACATCGGTGCAAAGATCCTCGACCTCGTCATCGAGAACGGTGGGGGCTTCTTCGAACTCCGGTACGTCCAAGTCAGAAACAAAACAGAACGACAAGTATTCCTGAGTGATGCCTGTCGTGCCATGATGGAAGACATCAACAGCCGCTTGGAGTTAGCCGCTCCTGTTCTAAAGCCAATGATCATTGAGCCACGCCCGTGGTCATGGGATGAAGAGAACCAGCGGTACGATGGTGGCTACATGATGGTCGATATTGAATTCATTCGCGGCGGATTGCACAAGCACACGTCTGTCCTGAATGACCCGCTGTCTCGTACTACTACACGGGCAGCCAACTATCTGGGCTGGTGTCCATTCCGGATTGATGAAGATGCATTACAGATGGCGCGTGATTGTTTCATAAACGACACGCAAGCTATCTCATGCATCCCATCGCCAGACCCACAACCACTACCAGCGCGTAAGAGCGAGATCGAATGGGATGCCATGTCGAAGGTCGAGCGGGCTGAATGGAAGTACGAACTTACGAATATTCACGATAAGAATTCACGCGAGATTTCTAAACGTGAAGCTACCATTCGTAAGATAACTCTGGGTGAACAGATCAAAGGTCGTGACTTATACAATGTCATCAAGTGTGACAGTCGCGGACGTATGTACTATGTGACCCCAGACCTCAACCCTCAAGGTGATAGCCTAGCCAGAGGCGTGATGCGATTTGCTGACGGTGAACCGTTAGGAGAACGTGGTCTATTCTGGTTGGCAGTCCGTCTGTGTAATACATACGGTGAAGACAAGATCACTTTCGAAGAGATGCAGACGTGGGCGACAGACAACCATGACCTGATCGTTCAGTCCGCTACAGATCCATTCGGATCGGGTGACCGTCTATGGACACACGCTGAGTCAGAACTAGAATTCTGGCAGACGTGTGTGGATTGGACACAAGCTACTGGTATGGACAACCCAGCTAAGTTTGTTTGCACCCTGCCTGTTCATCAGGATGGATCGAACAACGGACTACAACTGCTATCTCTTATCGGTCGCGATGCTGTAGGTGCAAAGCTGACAAACTGTTCTGCTGATCCAGAGCGGTTTGATATCTACAGTGCAACGGCTGATGTGGTAATGCGTCTTGTCGCTGATGATATTCAGAACGGCGTGAACCTTGAGCAAGCACACAAGTGGATTGGTCACATCAACAGGTCTGTATGTAAGCGGGCTTGTATGACGACCAGCTACGGTGTGACACCTCGCGGCATCCAAGACCAGCTTATCAAGGATGGCTTCTGTGATGTACTCGATGGAAATAAACTAGAGAACGCGGCGTATATGCGAGACAAACTATTGATTGCTCTCGACCAGACTATTGTCGCCAGCCGCCCGATCATGGATTACTTCCAGAAGTGTGCAACAGCATTAGCTGAATTCGATAAGCCATTGCGCTGGGTAACGCCGGTTGGTTCTACCATCCAGCAATCCTATTGGAATGTCGCAAAGTCTGACGTGAAGACTGTCATGGGTTCTTACTTTATGTGGGATGAAAACCCTGACGGCGGACTGAATGTCAGAAAACAGATGCTGTCTTCCTCACCGAATATCATTCACTCACTCGATGCCGCATTGATGCAGAAGGTGGTGGTGGAATTACGAGAGGAACATCATATCCATAGCATCGCTGCGATTCATGACAGCTTCGCGGTGTTGCCTAACAATGTGGATGTGATGCGTGATGTCATTCGCGATACAGCGTATAGTATGTTCAAAGGTAATTGGATAGCTGATAGTTTCGCACCGTATATACAAGAGTATGCACCAGACGTAGACCTACCGGACATACCAGAGCAAGGATCATTCGATGTATCTGAAGTACTTAAAGCTAAATACTTCTTTGCTTGATCTTTGTACAGTAAACCTAGCACTAGCAAATAGAGCATCCTTATGCCAACTACATATCCACCGCGTACTCAAGAAGCAGAAGAGTTGGTTACGCGCATGGCATTTATCTTCTGGCAGTTGGGCTATCTGCCTGACGACTACAAACAGAAACTTCAGGACATCGGCGTGGACGTTGATTGGTTCATGTCACAAGCCCTGATGTTTCACCCCGACTTAACTGAAACAAAACACTGAGGTAATCAAAACTATGGCAAGCAATAAAGCAAGCATCCAAGTTTCTCCAAATGTAGTAGCCGCCTATGCATGGTTGGCAAAGCCTGACGAGGGTCAAGAGTTCTCTGACGGTAAATACAAAGTGACTATGGTCATGGAGAAAGGCGACCCAGAGATCGAGAAGTTCATCGAGACACTGACTGAAGTGTCCAATGATCTCGCGACCGCTGAGTTCAAGAAGCTACCTTCCAATCTTCGGATGCCATTCAAGGATGGCGATGACACAGAGAAGGAAGACTTCCAAGGCAAGTGGCTCATCACTGCGAAGACAAAGTTCCAGCCAGGATTTGTCGATGTAGACAAGAAGCAACTGGCAGTCGATGACTGTCCTTCTTCCGGTGACCTAATCAAAGCATCGTTCCAACTGAAAGCATACAACACCGGTGGGAACAAAGGTGTCACCAGCCAGCTACGCAACGTAATGCTGATCGAGAAACGTAATCTTGGTCAGGGCGCAGCCGGAGACTTTGGTGAACACCAAGCGGTACAGAACGACTCATCTGACGATGACGACTTCGACATCGCAATCTAGCTTTGCGGAACAGGTACGGAATTATCTGATGGAGCGCGGGGCAACGGTCATCTTCCTAGAAGTAGAACCAGTTCCCGCATCCAGACCTCGTGTGTCGAGGTGGGGTACTTACTACGGCAAAACGTATGACAACTTCAGGGTAAAATGTAGAGAAGCACTGCGTCAATTTCAGGACACGGTGAAGCACATGGAACAACCCATCGAGTGTCTTATAGAAGTCGTGGCTAAACGCCCGAAGACATCAAAGAGAGATTACCCGCGTGGAGACGTGGATAATTTCGCCAAAGGCCCTCTCGATTCCATGACCAGCAATGGTTTCTTTTGGAACGATGACGACCAGATCATCGCACTAGCGGTGACGAAACGATACGCCGAACCGGATGAGCCGGTTGGCATTAACATAACTTATGTGGAGTCAGTATGACACAGATCGAATTACTAAAAAGACACTTCAGTATGCGTTCATCAATCACGAACATCGAAGCACAAAACCTATATCGCATTCGTGCATTGCCCCGCCGCATCAGCGACATGGAAGCAACTGGTAAATTCAAGTTCAACCGTATTCGCAAAACAGATGTGACAGGACAACGATATGTACGATACGCAATCGTCCGTGATTAAGACGCACAACCCGTGTGAAGACTGTGGGTCGAGTGACGCACTCACAGTCTACGAAGATCATACCTATTGCTTCTCTTGTCAGGAGCATAGGTGGACAGGTGAACAACAGACCGTAAGGAAAACTATGGACTCTGATTTAATAAGTGGTGGTGTGTTCCGCGCATTGCAGAACAGGCGTATCACAGAAGACACTTGTAAGAAATTTGGCTACCGACTTGCGAAGGTCGGTGGCAAGGTCTGCCACGTTGCACCGTACCGAAACAAACAAGGTGACGTGTGTGGACAGAAGCTACGGTTCGAGGGCAAACAGTTCCAGACCCGTGGTGACATGACTGATGTACAACTATTCGGACAGCATCTCTGGAAAGCTGGTAAGCGGTTGGTAATTGTCGAGGGAGAAATTGATGCCCTGTCATACCAACAGTGTACCAAAACCTGGCCAGTGGTGAGCATACCGAATGGCGCACAGTCAGCATCGAAAGCTATTAGTCGTAACATCGATTGGGTCGAACAGTTCGAAGAGGTGTGCTTTCTCTTTGATCAAGACGAACAAGGGATGAAGGCTGCCAAGCAATGCGCTGAAGTAATCAGTCCGGGCAAGGCAACCATCGCGACCTTAGATAAATATAAAGATGCAAATGAGATGCTTGTTAACAACGCGGTCAAAGAGTTGTTACAGGCAGTATATAATGCAAAGCCCCATAGACCGGATGGGGTTATAAACGGGAAGGAGATATGGGATGCTGTATCTAAACCCATCGTATTGGGTACACCGTATCCGTTCCAGCGTTTCAACGATGTACTCTTCGGTATGCGACCGGCTGAGATTGTTACGGCTGGATCTGGTGTTGGTAAGTCTACGATTGCGGCTCAGATCGCATATAATCTCGCGGTATCGCAGGGCAAAACTATTGGCTATGTTGCGCTTGAGGAATCTATTGGACGCACTGGGTTGCGGTTCATGTCCTATGCCTCTGGCAAGCAGTTGCACTTGCCTCAAGACCTATCGGAAAGAGAACGCGAAGAAGCGTTCAGCAAAACCCTAGGTACTGGTCGGTTCGTTTTGTATGACCACTTCGGTTCTATGGAAAGCGACCACCTGTTAAACAAACTGCGTTACATGGTGAAGGGGTGCGGGTGTGAATACTTGTTCCTCGACCACCTATCTATCTTACTGTCCGGCAGTGAATTCATGGTTGCCGGTGGTGACGAGAGAAAGCAGATTGACTACGTCATGACCAAGCTACGGTCATTCGTACAAGAAACCAATGTAGGCATGATGGTCATATCACACCTACGCCGTCCGCAAGGTGATAAAGGTTTTGAGGACGGACAGATACCAACACTATCTAGTCTTCGGGGATCACAAAGCATCGCACAGATCAGCGACCAAGTACTTGCTGTATCACGCAATGCTTCCGAAGGTGAGAACGTGTTGAGTGTTAAGTGTCTCAAGGATCGCCATGCCGGAAACACCGGTGATGTGTGTGATCTACAGTATAACCAAGGAACTGGGTTACTTGAAGAGGTGACGGAGTTCCACAGCGATGAAGTGGATATACGGTTATAGTTTCTAACAAGACTCTATACCAACGTAAGAGACGATATGAAAGACGAGACGCACTCATAGAAAGACATGGTAATAAATGCGCGAGATGTGAACAAACATTTCAACCCGAAGTCTATGACTTCCACCACAAAAATCCAGCGAACAAAAAGTTTACATTCAAGATTTCTAACATGACGGCAGTGACATGGGAAAAGCTGGTAGAAGAAGCGGACAAGTGTCTGCTTGTTTGTTGCAATTGTCACAGAGCCATACACGCAAACAACGAGGAACAGTATTTTGACAACACTTATAGCAGACATAGAGACGGACGGTCTGATAGCGACCAAGGTTCACTGTTTAGCGATAGCGAACTCCCTATCATCGACAGACGTGACAGTATATGCGGATCATCCGAACTACCCACCACTAGCGGAAGGGATAGCGAGGCTGGAGAAAGCGGATCAGACGGTCTGGCACAACGGGCTGGGGTACGACTATCCAACGATGATGCGTCTTTTTCCTGACCTTAAACTACAGCGAACCAAAGTTATAGACACACTGGTATTGTCTAGACTTGCCAATCCTACCCAGCGCAAACACAACCTTGAGTTCTGGGGTGAACAGCTTGGATATCCTAAAGGTGACTTCGATGATTGGGAAAAGTTCAGCGATGAGATGGCTGAGTACTGCGCCCGTGATGTTGAGGTGACAGCAAAGGTGTACCACAAGCTGATGGAAGAACTGTCCGATCCAACATGGGCAGCCGCCATCAAACTAGAGCATGACTTTGCATATGTCATTCATCTACAGGAACAGCATGGCTTCCGCCTGAATGTACAGATGGCAGAGGAACTGTGTGCCGAACTGCGCCAGCGTATGGCGGACATCGAGGTTGGACTCCAAGAGGCATTCCCACCGATTACCCATGAGCGGTATAGCGAGAAGACAGGTAAGCGGCTCAAGGATTTTGTCGAGGTGTTCAACCCTGGTTCCCGCCAACAGATCGCGTCACGACTGACAGAAAAGTACGGGTGGAAGCCCAAGGCTTTCTCACCATCAGGCGCACCTAAGATCGATGAGACTGTACTGTCTTATCTAAAGTATCCCGAAGCCAAACTTCTGAATGACTACCTGTTCTGTCAGAAGCAACTGTCGCAAATCAGCGAGGGTGAATCTGGATGGCTCAAGTGTGTGACTGACGCTGGCTATGTGCATGGCAAGGTAAACACCATCGGTACAGCAACGTCACGCTGTAGTCATTGGGGGCCTAACATGGGGCAGATCAGCAAGCGTGATCTTAGGATGCGTGAAGTCTGGTTGCCGGACATCGAGGACAAGCTGGTTGGTTGTGATGCTGACGCATTGGAACTGAGGATGCTTGCCCACTACCTTGGACACTTTGATGGTGGAGCATACGCCGAAGCATTACTGAAGGGTTCGAAGGAAGACGGTACGGACGTGCATTCACGCACTGGTATGGCACTAGGTGTGAAAGACAGAGATGTCGTAAAGCGTTGCACATATGCATTTCTATATGGCGCGAGTGACCGCAAGTTGCAGTCCATCATGAAGGACGCGGGCATCTACATGAAGGGTAAGGAAGTACGTCAACGTATGAAGAAAGGTATCACCGGCTTAGACAAGCTGACTGATATTATCGACAAGCGTTGTGAGCGTGGATACTTACTTGGCATCGATGGTCGTAAAGTTCCTATCCTGTCACCACACTCAGCCCTCAACTTCTGCTTACAGTCAGCCGGTGCAATCGTGATGAAGAAAGCATTGGTGGCATTTCACTTTGACCTAGCCGCTAAAGCTGGACACGTCCAAGAAGATAGACCGGTGTCATTTCATTACTGCGCCAACGTGCATGATGAAGTCCAGATGTCTGTACGCGAGGAACACGCTGAGACTATTGGCAAGCTGTTCGCAGATGCCATCGCCCTAGCTGGTGAACAACTTAAACTTAAATGTCCGGTGTCCGGTTCTTATGACATTGGCAACAACTGGAAGGAAACTCACTGATGGTTACTTGGAAAGTTATCATGATCATATGTGCCGCCGGTGATCCTACAGCTTGCATCACTGTCGAAGACGAATGGGGGCCATGGGATACCAAAGAGCAATGTGAACAACGCGCCATGTATATGGCACAGACATCACTTAAACTAATGCCACCCGCTGATCTGTGGTGGAAATGTGAGAAGGACGGAATAGACGCATGACTACAGCAATAATAGATGGTGACATCGTAGCTTTTAAGTCTGCCGCTGCGGTCAGCGTGAAGGAAGATACCATCATGCAGTTCGATCCAGTACGGGCTAAAGAGTATGTCGATCATATGATGAATGAGTGGACGAAGCGTATTAAACCCAACGTGACGCTGATGTGTTTCTCAGATCCAAGCCGTAAGTATTTCAGGCACGATCTGTTCCCTGACTACAAAGCCAATCGGGGTGGAATGGAACGACCTTCTGCACTCACTTTCACATACGAATATCTCGCAGAGAAATATACGGTCGTACAAAAACCTGGCCTCGAAGCTGATGACCTGTTGGGTATATTAGGTACTCAGCCAGACATCGATAACCCTATCGTGGTTAGCATCGACAAGGACATCATGACCTTACCAACTAAGGTCTATAATCCTGACAAGATGAACCGACCTGTTCGTATCAATCCTAATGTGGCTGACCTTGCTATCTTTAAGCAAGCGATGATGGGAGACAGTAGTGATAACTACAAAGGTATCCCCCGCATAGGTACAGCAAAAGCAGATAAGATATTAGCAGATGCACCACACCCGAAGTTGGCATGGGATGTAACGCGGGATGCGTTCATCGCCAACGGACTAACCGAAGCCGATGCACTACTGATGGTACGCCTAGCGCGTATCCTGAGACATGGCGATTACAAAGAAGCAACAGGAGAAGTTCGACTATGGACTCCAAACAAGCAAGACATATGGATGAAGCTATCAGCCCAAGCCATTACCAATTTACAGGATGGGTCACCCTCGAAGACGGAACAAGAGTCCGTGCCAGTATCGAAACCAAAGAGTACATCAAAGCAGTCTGCCGAACACTTGACGGAGACGAAGCATGGGCAGTCAGTAACGTCCTCAAGTACATCAGTCGATACAGAACAAAGCACAGAGACAACGTCACCAGAGACATCAACAAAGCCATCGAGTACTGCGACTTCCTCAAAGAAATCATCGAGGAGAAAGAAGTCCAATGATGCGTGATGTAACTTGTGAAGCAATGGTTGCGTCCTTCAACAAAGCAATGGGCGCACCGGTAGATGTGAAGATGACAGTCGATGAACTCATGTTACGTCTCGAACTTATTCGTGAGGAGTTCAAAGAGTTCTCGACAGAAGTACATAGTGCGGCGTGGCGGCTATCTCATAGCAAGCCACCCGACAACATGGACAACCTACTCAAAGAACTTGCTGACCTTCAGTACGTTCTTTCTGGGTTCGCAGTGGTCTTTGGTCTTCCACTGCGCCCAGCTTTCAATCGAGTGCATGAAAGCAATATGTCAAAACTTGGCGATGACGGTAAGCCGGTCATGCGTGAAGACGGCAAAGTTATGAAAGGCCCTAATTACAAAAAACCCGATTTGAAGGATTTGGTATGATAAGCAATCAACACTACGGGCCATCTCTCCCGTTATCTGAAGAGATCGATAAGACAAAATACCGGCAACATGGCGAGGACTTTTATTCTAAGGTTGTTCGTATTGCTAATGCACTCAAAGACAATGCCCATCATTTCGAAGCATTCAAGGACGCAATGCGTCACATGAGATTTCTACCCGCCGGTCGCGTTCAGAACGCTATTGGTGCGGCACGAATGACCACCGCATATAACTGCTTTGTATCATCTAAGATTGAAGACAGCATGGACAGCATCATGGCGGTGGCTACAGAAGCCGCTGAGACTATGCGCCGTGGTGGTGGTATTGGGTATGACTTCAGTCACATCCGCCCACGCGGTGACCGCATCAAAAGCCTAGAGTCCAAATCATCTGGCCCTATTAGTTTCATGGGTATCTTCGATGCTGTCTGTCAGACCATTGCATCCAGCGGTCACAGACGTGGAGCGCAGATGGGCGTGATGCGTATAGACCACCCCGATATCGAGGAGTTTATCAACGCCAAGCACAACAGTGATAAGCTGACCGGCTTCAATATATCTGTAGGTGTAACTGATAGTTTCATGGAACATCTGCATGAGAAGAAACCATTCCCGCTGACGTTTGAAGGACAAGTCTACAAAGAGGTAGACCCTGTCGCCCTATGGGATCTTATCATGCGTAGCACATGGGATTGGGCAGAGCCAGGGGTACTCTTCATCGATACCATCAACAAGAAGAATAACCTTTGGTACTGTGAGACTATCGGAGCGACTAATCCATGTGGTGAGCAGCCTCTGCCTCACAATGGTGCGTGTTTGTTGGGGTCATTCAACCTAGTTAAGTATGTGCTTGATGGTCAGTTTGACTACGGTCTGTACACCGGCGACATCGCTAATGTTGTACGGGCGATGGACAATGTGATTGATCGAACCATCTACCCGCTTAAAGAACAAGAGATTGAAGCCAAGGCTAAAAGACGTATGGGTCTTGGTGTTACCGGTCTGGCTAACGCTGGTGAAATGATGGGTATGCCTTATGCTTCACAAGAATTCATGGAGTGGATGGAGAAGGTACTGACGATACTGCGTGACCATTGTTATGCAACATCGGCTGACCTAGCCGCAGAGAAAGGTGCATTCCCTAAGTACGAAGAAGAACTGTACACACAAGGGGAATTCTACAAGACCTTATCTGATTGGGTTAAGGAAAAGATTGAACGTCATGGTCTACGGAATTCACACCTGACCAGCATCGCACCCACCGGTACTATCAGCCTGACCGCCGACAACGTGTCGTCTGGCATCGAGCCACCGTTCAGCTTGTACTATGATCGGACTATCCAGAACTTTGATGGACAGACCATCGAGCGTGTAGAGGACTATGCGTACCGCCAAGGCTTTGCCGGTCGTACTGCAAATGAAATCCCAGCGCGTGACCATGTCCGTGTCTTGGCATTGGCATCAGGTCTGGTGGACTCCGCCGTATCTAAGACGTGTAACGTAGGTGACGATGTGACCTATGAGGAATTCAAGACGCTGTATGAGAATGCCCATGCGCTGGGCTGTAGTGGAATAACTACGTTTCGTGCGGCTGGAAAAAGGTACGGAATTCTGAATGAGGTCAAAGAACAGGACAATGAGCCAAAGGCTGAAGCCTGTTTCATCGACCCCAACACCGGACAGAAGGAGTGTGCATGACACCCCAAGAGTTTGGAATGTGGGGTCTAGCAGTTATCGTATGGCTCTTCGCGGCGTTCTTCGCTGCGTGGGGCTATGCGGCTGTTAGGTCAGAGAAAAATAAGATGTGGCTCGAAGAGCAAATGCGTCTGCGTTTCCTAGAACAAGTAGATCGCGAAGAGATGCAAATCGAAATCCACGAAGAATAGAGGATGGTTCTGCCCATGACTATACTTGACGAAGACTACCCTTTCCCAGCAAGCGCGGAACAACTGATTGATATACTCGATCAGACA